TCCACAGACGCGTTCTTGACCTCGACGTCCACGCCCATCTCACGCAGTCGAGCCAGCAACACTTCAGCCGACTCCACCTGCTGGAGACCGGTGTTGAGCTGCATGACACGCGGCCCGGTGCCGTCGCCGGAGTTGTCCGCGAGCAGTTCGCTGACGTTCTGCCCGTGCCGTTCGGCGGCACCGTGCAGCTCTGCGTCCCGCCCACGCGTGGAGAGGTACTTGGCCTCCTCCGCCGTCAGCGGCGTGCTGAGATCCACACCCATGCTCATTGGATTACCCTCCTCACCAGACCATCGAGGCGGGCACGGTGTACGCGCCACCCGAAGCGTCGAGCTTCATGATGGCGGCTGCGCCGCGCTGCCGGACACCCGCGCCGATGCCACGGATGAAGTGGCTGTCGATCAGCGGGTAGTTGTTGTTGTTGCCGGGCTTGAGGATCAGACCCTGCAGGTTGGCATCCTCGTCCTCGCGGATGCCCACGATGTTGAGGTCCGTCGACTGTCCGGCCGTGGCCGCACCGACCACGTAGCCCTGCGGGATCTGGTAATCCTGGATGAACAGGTACGGACCCCAGGTGCCCACGACCTCCATGCCCGCGAACGAGTTGGGGGCCAGGCCGCCCACCAGCTGGTAGCCCGGAGGCAGCAGCAGGCTCATGTTGGAGCCGGTGGCCGGGATGAAGTCGTACAGCGAGGTCACCGTGGACGCGCCACCGGACACGAAGGTCTGGTTGCGGACGTACTTGACGACCGAGGCGGACGCGTCTGCCGGGTTCATCAGGAAGATGATGTTGTAGCCCTGCGCGCGGGTGAAGCCGTGGTGCTCGATGGTGCCCGCGATGTCCAGGAAGTCCTGGGGATCGAACGCCACCTGACCGGAGTTGGTGCCGGTCGAGAGGTAGTGCGTGTGCGATCCAGCGAACGTCTGGCCCTTGTAGGGCGGCGGCACCGTGCCGTCGGCGTTGTAGAGCGCCACGACGGTGAACGGCGTGGCGATCCCGTCGATGGTGGCCGTACGGTTGGCGTTGTTGAACAGGCTCTTGGTGACCTGTTCGAACACCAGCGCATTCTCCGCCTCGACTGCCTGCTGCATGACCATGTCGATCTGCCGCTGCGTGGCCTTGGCGAGGAAGCGCCAGGTGTAGCCCTGCCGCATGTCGTACCACTCGAACGGGTACGCACGGCTGACGACGCTCGGCACAGGCCGGATCGACTGCGCGATGCCGAACTCAGACGCCAGCTCGAAGCGCTCGGTGCCCGGCGTTCCCACCTCGTCCACGATGCCGTTGACCGGCGAGGACAGCAGGTCGATCAGCGGCTGCCGTGCGGCGTTGAACTCCTCCAGCGCACCCTGGTAGGCGTCCCAGATCGCATTGAGATCCTGCCCGTCGCGAGTACGGGTGAGGATATCCGCTTTGGCGGAATAACCCTTTGCCATGTCGGCTTACCCTCCTCTCTCAGGCGGCCTGAGTCGTGGGAACACGGACGATGAGACGGGCCAACTCGACCGTGAAGCCGATAGCCTTGCCGGACGTGGAAACGGCGTCCACCGTACCGTCCGCATGCGCGTAGATCAACGCACCGGCAGTGAAAGCCACACCGGCGGTCGTCGTCGCGTCACCGATCTCGCCGTCCGTCATGACGTCGATCTGTGCACCGAGAGCCATCGCCTCCGTCGGGCAGATCAGGCCACGGATGTCGATCAGGCCTGCTCCGCCGATGACCACACGCCCGGACGTGTTGATGGACACCGCGCGAATCTTGCCGATGTCCGACGCGGTCAGCGCCGCGTTGAGACGTGCCCGGAAGCCACCGTCATACGGGTCATACTTGTCAAACCGACTCACTAGGTCCCTCCTCCCGAAAGGTCCGTTGTTGATTGGGGGCCTAGCTACGCCGGACCCGAGACTGTAGTGCCGGGATCCGAGCCACCATGCCCTTTTGGTTGGGCTTGGCACCTGTGGATGCACCGTTGTTGCCCTGAGCGGTCCCAGCGGGCTTGGGGGCCTCCTGGGTCGCCTCCTGCTTGATCAGGTAGGCATCCGACGTGGCAAGCGCCTTCAGCGCATCCTTCAGGCCGCTGACGGTGCCGTCCTCGCGAACTTCCACCTGGCTGAGGTCCACCAGCTTGAGAGCTCGCTCCGGGTTGTGCCAGGTGTAGGTATTGTCGCTCAGGAAGGCCACCTTCAGCGCGAGGGCTGTGTTGGTCTCCTGGAGCTTCGTCACCTGCTGCTGGGACTCTTCGAAATCGCGCTTGAGCTTGGTGGCTTCCGGCAGGTCCTTATCGCGCAGCTGCCTGAGGTCAGTCTCGGCCTTGGTAGCACGCTGGTCCGCCGCACGCATCCGGGCCAGTACCGCGTCCAACTCCGCGCGACTCACGGTATCCGTGGTCTGGGCGTTGGTCTCGCCGCCACTCTGAGCGGTGGTACCGGTGCCTTCCGTCGTGCTTTCGCCGGTCCCGCTGGCCGATCCGGCACCACTCTGAGTGCCTTCCGCGCCGCTCTGTGCGCCTTCACCTTCGGGGGTGGTCATGTCAATCTGCTCCTTTATACCGGACATCGTAGCTATCCGCTACAGCAACTCTATCCTGACTTGGGGATCTGCTGTTGCTCCAAGAACCTCTTGGTGTATTCCAAACGTGCTTCTGGGAATACCCAGAACGTTCTGCGTAGCTCCTCGTCGCTCATTTCGGCGAATTTCACCGAGACTGCGCCGCCACTTTGCTCTCTAATGATTGTGGTTTCCAAAACGCTCCTCCCAGTGGAATCGCCGGGCATATTCCAACGCAGCCGGGTTGGTTGTCTTGCCGTCAGTCAGCGACCACTCAGCGAATGCCTCAGCATAGCCCTCAGCAGCATTGCCCTCTTTCCCATCCCCGCCAATGCGACCGTACTTGGTCATTCCGCCCGCAGCGACCGCATCGCCGTGCACATGCGTATTGCGAGCGTCCTTCTTGTCAGGGAATGCGTGCCCCCACTCGTGTGCGAGGACATAGAGCGCGGAAGGCACATTAGAACTGATAGGCATTCCGGGCCAAATCTTTTGCGTCAGCACACGCTCATTGATCCGCATATGCCCGGTGCTGATCGTCGTCTCGCCTCCAACGTCCCAACCGAACTCGCTGGAGGGCGCAACCCGAATTGCCAGATCTCGATTGGCTGGGAACTTGGATTGCATATGGTCGACATACCCGAGGAATTCCTGCTGCTTCTCGGGCGACAGCTTGCCGGCAAAGATGACCTCGTGCGGACCATTCTTGAAACGGATCTGGTCATCATCCGTCGTGCCCGCCACGAGCATCTTGGCGAACTCAAGCGCCTGCTCATCACTGAGCGCCGGGTTGAGTTTCTTGACGTTGTCAAGCGTCTCGGCGATCAGATCATCCGTGTTCGTCTGCTGCTGCCAATGTCCTGGCGCGTAGCCATCCTTACTAGTCTTGGGGCTGATCTCCGTCTGGTTTCCGAAGGTGACCTTTGGCTTTTCAGCCGTCTTACTTTGAACAGGCGCTGTGGAAACCTTGCCGTTCACCACCCAACTTCCGTCTGGTTGCCGTCTCGGCTTACTAAGCTGAAGACTTGTTCCCCTGTTAAGCACGAACTCCTTCTGGTCGAATATGCCAACCTTATCAAAGTCAAGATACTTCGACATATCCAGCACAGTCGTGCCTTCAGGTACTTCGATGCGAATCAACAGTGGCGCTTCACCCGAAGCGAAATCTTCTGCAATGTCCCTAGATGTCGTGGTGCTCTGATATCCTGGATCATTCCAGATGCCCTCAGCCGCTGCTATGTCAACGAGTCTGCTCCGCAAGTCTTCATCATTTGATATGGCGCGATAAACAAACTTCCGCTTATCCAGCGGAGGCTCGCTCTCGAATAGCGAGTCCATATCAGACACAAGCTTGCGCGTCTCGGCACTCATGGGAATCAATCCACGCAGCGCCGCATTGGCCTCCAGGCTTCCAGTTCCGTTTCCGCCAAACGCGAAATCGTTGACAATCTCACGCTTGCGCTCGAAAGTCAGCGGCTGTTCATTGTGCAGGTTGAAATTGCTCTCAGGCGTCTGCGCGTGTGTTCCGGCATCTGCCACGCGAGTAGGTTCCGGCTCTTCCGGCTCCTGCCATCCATTCTTCGCCAATTCGTCATCGAGGAATTGGTCATAATCGCCTTTGAGGAAGTTCTCCACAAAGTCATCTTCGTCAATTGGCTTAGACGTGATGTAGCACATGCATTGCGGATGCGGCCGCGCAGGTACTCGCTTGGAGTCGTAGGGACTTTCTTTTGCGTATGTGTTGCAGATGTCCGGCTTTGGGTGGCTCTTAGAGAGGTTCCATTCCACCTCATTGATCCACGGCGTGTCGGCATACTTCTGCGCACTCATCGAATGGAATGCGTTGTTGATTTCCGTCCGGGCCAGACGCATTGCCGCATAACGGACTCCGCCGGGCGTGTTGGGGTTGAACCAGTCCCTCGCACGCTTTGCGAACTCTTTGGCGTTGAGTCCGCTCGCCAGCGTCTCATTGATGAGTCGCCCCAGCCGCCCCTGCATCCAGACCGAGGTGTTGTAGATCCGCTTGCTGAGCGGAAGAGCGCTGAGCTTCATCCGTGCCATGGCCGCATCGATGCCGCGCTGGCTCACTTGCAACGCGCTCTCGTACAGGAACTGCCCCTGCGCACCCTTACCGACTAGCCGGAGGAGCGCGTTGTCAGCGGCAGCGCTTAGCCGCGCCGCGCGACTGGCTGCACGAGCGCGCCGAGCGCTAACGATGTCGTTCAGCCGCTCGAAGATGTTCGCCTGCTCTGCGAGAATCTTGGCACGCGTCTGCTCCAGCTGCGCGCGACGCACATCCTGCTTGCCCTGCGGCAGTTCAGCAAGGATCTTATCGACGCGCTTTTTGGCGTCGCGGAGCATGCGCAAGACTTCCCGGTCAGTGACCTGAATCTCCTGCGCATTGGCTATCAGCCAATCGCCCGGATCGGGCTTGGGGATTGCCATCATAGCCTTCCATTGGCAAATAGGAAGATAATTCCTATCAATGCAACTGCGGTTCCAATACCGGCATAAACGCGAGTGACTAGCTGCCTAGCACCGACCTTTTCAGACTCCAATTGCTGCACCCGACTTGCTAATGCATCAATCAGTTTGTCTTGGGCCTCCAATTGATCAGTAGTTGCCACTCCGGTCCGCAATTCGTTGAGAAGGGCAAGCCGGTCATTGACGCTTAGCTCGGCCTTCTCAACGCCCTCCTTAATCGACATTCGGGCCGCTTCCAGCGCTTCATTCTGCGCGTCGAAGCGCTGCTGATAGCGGAGGTCCCTCTCATCCATCAGCTCCCGTAGGTGCCGACTGGTGAACATTAGTCTGTGGGTAGCTGACCGGCGTTAGCTGCGATCTGCTGCGCCTCCGCGTCCAGCATCTGCTGTTGCTCGGCCGCAGCCTTGGTAAGCATGTCCTTCGGGAAGTCATAGCCAAGCTTCTCGGCGAGGTAGTCAGCGGCCCATTCCCGACTCACGAGCTGAACCGGCGAGAGCAGCGCCATGACTTCCTGGATGATGGCGTTGCGATCGGGCGGCAACGGATCGCCGAACACCACAGACGGCTGGAGCGGCAACGGCTGCCAGCCCTCGTACACCGGGAACCACATGTTCAGCAAGTCATAGAGCGCGTGCGTCCACTTGGACGCCATCTCTGCCTCGCGCTCCGCGTTGGCTGCGAGCGTCGGCATGAAGTGGATCCTGAGCGCCACGCCGGAGAGCGCGACATCAGACGGCACCTGACCGGAAGCCACTGCGGGTGCACCGTTTGCGCCACGCGCCGTGCCCATCAGGTAGTCGATGTGATCCTGGTACGGCTGGACCGATCCAACGCCCTGAATTCGACCCATCGCACCGTCCGGCTCCAGCTCAGCGACGGACGCTGGACCGATGATCCACGGGACCTCTTTGCCGTCCTTATCACGGGACTTGCCGGACGTTGTCCAGTACACACCCAGGCCGTCCATCGCAACAGTCAGATCTTCGTCGGACACGTTCTGCACGATGCCAGCGAGCACGGTCTCCAGGCCCTGAATGTCAGACGTGCCGAAGCGTCCAACCTTGCCGCCACGGCGGCGGTTGCGGATGTGATACACAGGAAGAGTGGTGATGGTCGCGTCGAGCGGGTAGCCCTCCAGCGGGCTCAACTCTGCGTCCGGCGCGGGCTGTGCCCAGGACGGTGCATCCACCTCGGCTACATCCTCGCCATTGCGGTCATCCCAGCCGTCTGCCTCGAAGAACCCCAGCCGATAGAAGATGGTACCGACCGGTGCGCCATTGAGTTCAGCCGATTGCTCCTCACTCAGCACCTTTCGGTACTCGATGCGTTGGATGATCTCGTCATCATCGTCGCTCTCCACCACAGAGACCAAATAGCAACCCAGCATCCTCTCGCCGTCCGCTGGATCCCAGATCGGGAAGAACTGCTCCGGCTCCACCGTGCCGAACCGCACCCGGCTGCCTTCCGGCTTTGAGGGATCAGCCGTAATGTACAGCACGCAGTCGCCCTTGATGAGGAGCCAGCGCTTGGATGAGAGGAACTTGATCCCCACCTCCTCGCGCGCCCAGAAGGAATTGAAGCGCGTGTTCCACTCATTCATCTGGTCATCGGTGACACTCGTGCCGGGCTGCGCGGCCCACACGGTCTCCATGTCCTGACCGAGATAGCGGTTGGTGGCCTCGATGATGTCACGGATGACAGGCACCAGCCGCCGTGCGAGCGGATCGTCATCCTTTCGCAGCAACTCGTCGTACACACCGGGAATGTTGTCCCAGATGGCCTCGTACGTGAGGTATGCGCGAACGCGCAGGATGTCATCGTCATCCGTCACATGCGCCGGAACCGGCATCTTCAGCAGGGTTGCGGTGTCATACGGACTGGACTTGGCAGCAGCCATGGCTCACTTCCTCAACTCAACATGTGACTGATGGGTTCCAGTCCGGTGCGGCTTGCCGAAGAGTCCGGACATCAACCGTCCCAACGCTTCTGGCGTGTGGTCATCCTTCTTCTGGGGAAGCTCCGGGGCATTGCGGCCCTTCTCAGCCGCCTTCTCCGCAGTCTCCGGGTACTTGTACTGGCCGAACTCACGAATCGTGTTGACGCACTTGCGATGCACAGTCAGACCCGGCTCACCGGTAGAGGGTAGCGGCTTGAGATACCGGCGAATCCATTCGATGCGATCCTTGATGGGTCCGCCAGTCCGCCGTCCGGCACGCAGCTGTAGCCGCTCGCTGATCTCGCGTGTGCGATCTGGTTCTGCGGGATCTGGATAGAACTCCCGTAGCACAGCTGGTCGCAGCCCACGAGCCTGGATCTCGTCTGCTGCCTCGCCGGTCGTCCGGCCTGTTTCGTAGTACTCGTCCACAATGTGGATCCGCTCGTGGTGCGGGTCAATCTGGACAAGCAACCAAACGAACGGGTTGGTAAAGCCGTAGTCGGAGCAGGCGTACGTCTCCCAGGTCGGGTTGAACAGCTGATCGGTGATGTGGATCTCTTCATCAAAGTCCTTGAACACCCGGCCCATGAACTCGTTGAAGAGTGCCTCAATCTCCTGGTTGAACATCTCGGTGCTCTGGTCCAGGAACAGACTCCAGATCTCCGGATCAATCCCAACCGGACTCGGCGGCAGCCCGCGCTCGTTTTCGTAGAACTCAACGCGCTCAATCCAATCGCGCAGACCTCCGTCACGCCGCGCCTTCTTGGCGCTGTTGAGGAGCTTGGAGTTCACGCCGTCCGGGTACACGTACGGATTGATCCAGGACGGCGCACGCCAAGACTTCCAGTCGGTCCGGTTCGGGTCCTGGCCCTGTGCCCACAAGTCATAGAACCAGTTCCTGCCCTCAGGCGTTGAGCCGAAGTATGTCCAGCCGCCAAAGTCCGCAAGCGTTGGCCGGATGTACTTGATCCAGACTGACGGCTTGAGCTTGGCTGCCTCGGAGAACACCACGCCGCTCAGGCCCTCACCCACAAGCGTCTGCGGGTACTGCGCTGACTTGGCGTGGATGATGAAGCGACCATTCAGCGCGCTGATCCGCATCTGCCCCGACTCCGGGTTGTTGTAGCTCCCGGGATGATCGAGCGTAATCCCCAAGTTTTCCAACGCCATCCAGACAACGCGGAACTCCTTCTCTGCGTCGCTGTAGGTTGGTCCAACGATCCAGTACTCACGACGCAGCCCGCGCCGCTTCAGTTCATCCAGTTCCACGAACGCGCGCAGGTACTCCGGCACCAGCTTGTGGCCGCCAATCTGCGACTTGCCCGCACGACGGCCATACGACACAACCTGGTTTCGGGTGGCGTCGTACAGGATCTCGCGCTGCGCATCGTGCGGCGTCCACAGCGTTCGCTTCCAGAAGCTATCGTGCACCCTCCGCCTGGGCGGCGGGGTGCTGAGGAGGACCGGGTTAGTCATCGTTACACCGTCGGGCCTTCAGGTCAAAGGCTGCGGCCTCTGCCAGCCCAATAGCCATCGTTCCGGAGATCGATCCGTTGCGGAACAGCATGTTTGAAGAGTGCGTAAGTTCGCCTTCTTCATCAATCTTCTGGATGGCGCAGATAACCATGTAATCACCGATCAAATCACCGCTGTCATACATGTCGTATGCGTAGGCACAACGCTCGATCGCTGACGTCAACTGCTCGTCTGCTTCGATCTGCTCAGGAGTCCTTCGCATCATCCTCGCCCTTCCCGAAGAGGTCTGCCAGGACGCCCTGGAATCCAGTTGCTGTGATCTCGACCTCGGTACCGCCCTTGACGCCTGCGCGGTCCAGCACAGAGCCGATCGCCGCGATGCGGTCTTGCGAGCGCACCTTGAAGCCTTCCTCGTCCCGTGATGCGGTCAGCCCAATCAGTCGGAGCGCCGCAATCTCTGATGCCTCCTGCAGTCGCCGCTGTGCTGCGGCCACAACCTGCGGGATCTTCGCGCCGTGCGCATGGCAGACCGGTCCGCCTCGCATCGGGATCGAGAGGCATGGCCGAGTGAGCCGCTGCCAGTCGTTGTCTGCGATGTACATG